ACTATCGGCTATACTGGCTAGGAGGTTAAATGGCTAACACTACCTCGGGAACAACGACGTTTGATAAAACTTTTGCTATTGATGAAATAGTAGAAGAGGCTTTTGAACGTATTGGGTTACAAAATGTTTCTGGTTATCAATTAAAATCTGCAAGAAGATCTCTAAACATAATGCTTCAAGAATGGGGTAATAGAGGTATTCATTATTGGCAGATTGATGAGCTTGATATCGATTTAATTGAAGGACAAGCAGAATATAAATTTTTTAGATCATCCGATGATGGCACGAGTGCTACATCAAATCCAAATGGTGTTTATGGAATATCCGATGTCCTTGAAGCACAATTAAGATCTAATAGAACACAAACTACTCAGTCTGATAGTCCAATGACTAAGGTGGATAGATCAGTTTATGGAGGCTTTTCTAATAAACTTTCAAAAGGAACACCTAATCAATACTTTGTGCAAAGATTTATTGATCACGTTAGTATTCAAATATATCCAACACCAGATTCTACAAATGGATCTAAAGATATGCATATTTATTATATTAAAAGAATACAAGATGCAGGAGACTACACTAATGCAACTGACCTTCCATTTAGATTTGTGCCCTGCATGGTGTCAGGATTAGCATACTATTTAGCTCAAAAATATACTCCACAGTTAATTCAACCAATGAAATCAATTTACGAAGATGAATTTCAAAGAGCATTAGCTGAAGATGGTTCTGCTTCAAGCACACACGTTACACCTAAAACTTATTATCCAGGAGTATAATGTCAAAATACGCAACAGGTAAATATGCAAAAGCGATATCAGATAGATCTGGTTTAGAGTTTCCATACAGAGAAATGGTAAGAGAATGGAATGGATCATTCGTGCACGTATCTGAGTTTGAGCCTAAACAACCACAATTAGAACCCAAACCACAAAACGCAGATGGTATCGCGTTAAGACATGTAAGAAGAGCAAGAACAGAAAATGATGTTCCATATTCTTTACCAGAGAATCCATTTGAAACTTATCAAACAGGTTCAGGTGTCATAAATGTAACTGCACCTGGTCATGGATTAACAAATGGAACCACATATAGATTTCGTGGATCACCTGCTTTAGTCACTGGTGGAGGAGGAATTTTTCAATATAATAATCCTTCAAATTTTGATGGCATTACAGGTGCTAACATTGCAAAAGCTGCAGGTTATGCAATAACAACAGGTATATTTAGAGATGGTGCAAGAGTAAGCACTGATTATGCTGTAGCAAATTTCTTCTTCTTTACAGTTGATACAGATACTGCTACAAGTGGTAATATTAAGGGAGGAGGAGTTGGCTGCTCTGTTGGACCAGTCACATTAAACGCATGATTAAACATTTTGTAAATTGGATAAAAGCTTGGATAGGTATTAAAGATGAGGAAATGGATCCTCATGCTGAATTATATTTAAAAGAAGCGGAATCAGAAATTCCAACACATAAATTAGAAAAAATAAAATCAAAATATAAGGGAGATTCTAAATAATGGCTGGATTAAGTGCATCAGGATTAAAAACACAAATTAGAAGTTATACTGAAACAGATTCTAATGTTTTATCAGACTCTGTTTTGGAGAATATTATTTTAAATGCACAATATAGAATTTTTAGAGACGTACCTATTGATGCTGATAGAAAACAACAATTAGGTAATTTAGTTGCAGGACAAGAATCAATAAACGCTCCAGCAGGATGTTTATTTGTCAGAGGCATACAAGTGTACGACACCGCAGGATCGGCAACCACTGGAGCTAATAGATGGTTGGAGAAAAAAGACTATACATACTTACAAGAATATCAAGACATAACAGGCACATCAGCAGCTCAAGGTCAACCTAAATATTATGCTATGTTTGGTGGGGGCACGGGAGAATCAGATACAACATCTGGCCGTATAGCCTTTGCTCCAGTGCCTAATACAACATATAGGTTTAGAGTTCATTTTAATAAAATGCCTGATCTCTTAGAAAATGATGATACTAATTATATTAGCATGAACTTTTCAAACGGCTTATTATATTGTTGTTTATCAGAGGCTTATGGTTTTTTAAAAGGTCCAATAGATATGTTGACACTTTACGAAAATAAATATAAACAAGAGGTACAGAAGTTTGCTAACGAGCAAGTTGGTAGAAGACGAAGAGATGACTATACTGATGGCGCTGTTCGTATACCAGTAAATTCAGCAAACCCATAGGAGAAAATTATGGCAATAACATCAGCTATATGTTCAAGTTTTAAACAAGAACTTCTACAAGGTAAGCACAGCTTTGAGTCTTCAGGTGGGCATACTTTTAAAATAGCATTATTT